TCAATAAATGTATCTTCCATACCTTCACCTTGAACAAAGGATCGACCATTAATCAATAGATTTTTTAAACGAGAGATTTTATCTGTAAGTCTAATACATAACCCAGTTAATGAGAATTTTTTATCCTCTTTACTGTTAAGTATATCTCCTCCTAATGTAATGTTATTTAAACCATAATCCATATGTTTGCGAGCAAACATTTCATACATTTCATCTTGTATTTTAATAAATTCATTTGATAAATCAGGATATTCCTGCTCAAATATTTTTACAGCACTTGATTGTGATTTTGGTGTTCGTAAACCTCCTTTAGCATTCATAATTTCTCTATCGCTCATATTTGTATTTATTGGAATTGATGATGTTGTATTATTAGTTTCTGACCATCTGCTTACTGAACTACCCATTGATTTGTCCTTTAGAATCAAAGTATTTATCTAATGCTCCTAATCTATCATCCGCATCAACTAGCATTATAAGTGCTTCTTCAGCATTTTTATAAAAGTCTCCGGTTGAATGGTCTCCAATACCAACTGCTCTATCACCTAGTAATTCTAAGGATAACATGGCTTTTGCTTTATCTGCTTGTGCAGATGTACGTAACATGTTTACTAATTGTTTCATTTTAATATTTTAGTGATTTCTTTTTTCTCTAACCCTCTATCCGTTAATATACGCTTGATTTGTGCGGTATCCAACAAAGTTATGTACTGTTTTGCTTCTGTTTGTGAACATTCCCAATAATTAGCTAAACATTCTAATAATTCCTTATTTGGTTGTTTATTACTGGATTTAATGTATTTATTCCATTGGTTGTTTCTAGGTATAAATTCTCTATATATATTATATATCATCCTTTTCTCTTGAGGTGGCATTTCTTGTACGTAATTTACCACCTCAATATACTCTTTATTCATAGACATAAACCTGTGAATCATATAACTATTAAATGCTTCCCAATCTTTATCGCTAAATGCGATTGAGGGTTGTTTAAGGGAATTTATTTGCTTTAACCAATCGAATACGTTATTCACTATACAATTTCGTCTTTTAATTCCTCTCTTAATTCTTGTGGTAAACCTTCACCTAATATTTTATTAGTACTTGGGTCGTAAAAGATTGGAATTGGCATTATAGCATCATTGTCGGTTCCTGCTACGAATTTTGAGATTTTTCTTAAAATAACTCCTGATTTGAAGATGCTTCCGCCTTCTTCATTTTTCATTCCTGTTGTTGATTTTAAATCAATTTGTGGTTGTTGAACTGGTTTTTCCATTTTACTTATTATTTATTATATTATTAATTAAACTCATTGCATTTATTTCTTTGTCAATCCTAAAATTAGCTTTATATTGGTGATCATTTATTAATACTGCCATAGTACCTATTTTATTAGGTAATATTTCATCAGCATTATCGTATAAAAACTTAAATAACTCATCAAAATCATCTACATTAGAATTGGCTATTGTTTGTCTAATAGCAACAAAACTTGGTTTTGATTTAATTAATTCCCCGAGGATAGTAGCCAAATAGCTGGATGATACTAACAATGAATCGTCTAAGTCTAGACTACCGTCTTTACTACTAGATTGGATTGTGTTGAGCATTTTCCTTAGATCAGGGTAGTATTGTTTAACTACCTTACCAATGGCAATAGGTTCAAACTTAATGCCCTCCTTTTCGCATATCTCAGCTAAATGTATAGCTACTTCCTTTTTAGTTGGGGGAATTACTTTTAGTACTTGACATCTTGATTGAAGTGGATCAATGATTCTTTCTATATAGTTACACGTTAAAATAAAACGTGTCGTACGTGAGAAAGTTTCGATGATATTACGGAGTGAAGCCTGCGCCTGAATAGTAAGAAAATCAGCTTCATCCAGAATGACCACTTTAAGTGGTTTAAAAGACATCGTGCTCGCAAATCCCTGTACTTTATCTCTGATCGTCTCAATACCTCTTTCATCTGAGGCGTTAATATAAAGATGATCGCAATCGAGATTTTTAATACAAAGTTTAGCAAGAGTTGTCTTTCCTGTCCCAGCTGGTCCATAAAATAGATAATTTTGTATGTCGTTATTTTCTAACTGCTTAGCAATTGATGATTTCAATTTAGCATTACCAACATACGTATCTAAAGTTATTGGTCTGTACTTTTCGTTTAATAAACTATTGTCCGTATTCTCCATAAAGTGAAAATAATTTTTCTTTTGGTGCTTCAATTACTATTTCTTCGGCGTTAATCGCGTATAATGAGCTATTTAAGGGTTCTAATCTATAATGACCTTTAAAACCAGTTTTAGTCATATACGATTCTAATGTATCAGTTAGTGTCTTATGTACTGGACCATTAGGCTCATTTGCAACTAAACGCCACTTATCACCTGGAGGGACTCTCCTAGCAATTAGTACGTTGTCTTCTTTAATTTGTGTCTGTTTTTCCATGTGTATAATATACGAAAAATAAATGGGGGAGACAAGCTCCCCCACATAAATTATTACATTGCTAAACCAGCAGCGTTTTGAGCTGAGTCTTGCATAACTCTTAATTTTTCCTCAATTGATTTTTTATCTTGGGTTAAAGTACATTCTGTTAGTAATACAGTACCAGCAACTGACGCTGCGTTTAATAGCGCTAATCTAGCAACTTTAGTTGGATCAATAACACCTTTTTCTCTAAAGTTTACAGTTTCTCCTGAATCAACATCAATACCTGCCCATACGTCTTTGTTATCATTGACTAATTTATCTGCAAGTATTTGAGCTTTAATATGGTCATATCCAGCGTTAACTAGAATTTGGACGAATGGTTTTATACATGCTTCAACTACAATTTTAGCCCCAGTTGTTTCAGCTTTAATTTCAGATGCGGCATATAATAATGCTACTCCACCACCGGGTACAATACCTTCATCAAGAGCTGCTTTAGTTGCATGTAATGCATCATCAACTCTATCTTTCTTTTCTAACATTTCTGTTTCAGTTTGACCACCTACGTGAACAATCGCTACTCCTCCCACGAATTTGGAGAGTCTGTTTTGGAGTTGTTCGGTTTCGTACGGGCTTTGGGCTTTTTCGATTTGCGATTGAAGCTCTTCAACACGTGCTTCAATTGATTCAGCTCCTCCTTTTCCATCTACTATTGTTGTTTGTTCTTTAGTTACTGTTGCTTTTCTTGCTTCACCAAACCAATCCCAACTGAATTTGTCTAGTTTCATTCCTTTTTGTTTATCAAATACTTTACCACCTGTTGTGATAGCAAGATCTTCTAAAATTAATTTACGTCTATCTCCAAAATCAGGTGCTTTAACAGCACAAACGTTAATTGTACCTCTCATTTTGTTTACAATCAAAGTTGCTAAAGCTTCATTATCAATATCCTCAGCTATAATCAATAATGATTTACCTTGTGCTGATACTGCTTCTAAAATTGGAAGTAATTCTTTAACTGAACTTAATCTATGATCCATAATTAGAATCGCAGGATTATCTAAAATGCTTTGCATCGAACTGTTGTCGGTTACAAAATATGGGGATTTAAATCCTCTATCAAACTGCATACCTTCTACTGTTTCAAGATAAGTATCCCCAGTTTTAGATTCTTCAACGTGTACCACACCTTCTAATCCTACTTTTTCAATAGCCTTTGCTATTAATTTACCAGTCTCTTCATCATTATTTGATGAAATTGTTGCAATTTGTTCTAATTGGTTTTCACCTGAAATGTCTTCAGCAATACCGTCTTTCATATTACTAATTACCAGTTTGACTGTTTGGTCAATGTCTCTTTTAATTTTAACAGCATTTTCTCCATTATCTAGTGCTGATAGACCTGATTTAATCATTTCTCTTGCTAGTAAAGTTGATGTAGTTGTACCATCACCTGCTTTATCAGCGGTTTTCATTGCTGCTTGTCTAAGTAACAGTTGTCCTAAATGTTCTTCAGGGTCTGATGTTAAAAATGATTTAGCTACTGTAACCCCATCTTTAGTTGATTGTGGTGCTTCATTGTGCCCTCTAAATATAACAACATTTCTACCATTAGGTCCTAATGTTGACACTACTGCGTCTGCAAGTTTATCAATACCTCTTAATAGTCCTTGTCTTGCTTCTTTTCCGTATTTTACTTGGTTCTCCATTAAATGTTTTTTAAATTATTTTTTTCTTCATCTGATACTGTTGTTGTTGAAAGGATTTCATCAATTTGAACTTCTCTATCCATTCTGGCTAAAACATTATTTTCAGGCCCTACAAGATAATCTTCACCATTAAATGGTAATTTTGTAAATCCTTGTGTTGGTAATACTACTCTATCACCTACTTTTAGTTGTGTTGGTATTTTATCTCCCGTAAGAGTAAAATTACCATCTCCAACTGATACTACCTCAGCAAAGAGATTTGTATCTTTACCCATATCTGGGACAATGATGTTTCCATATGTTTCTTCTTCAGCCTCTATCGGCTTTACAATAACTGCGTTATACAGCGCTACTAACTTGCTCATTTATAAATTGTTTAAGGTTTGATTCTATTGTTTTAAATTGGTCTAATAATTCGTCTAATCCTCTAGTCTCTTTATCATGTTTAAGGTTTCTAGAAATAGCAAATAATGCTGCTCCTAAGTCACTATGAAATGTTAATGCTTTTTCATAGGACTTTGCTGATGTGCCTTTACTTCTAAAGTGGTTAGAGTCTTTTTGTATAGTCTCGTTAACGGTGCAACAATTCTCATCAATTGTTACAAAATACGGTTCTAATAAAGGATCCGTAATTACAGTGTGTGATTTTGCTTTTCTAGCCATATAACTTATTATTTTTCGTTGACGTTAATATACGAAATAGGACGCGCTAGGGCACGCTTTTTTTGCAATAACTTTTATTTAATTTTAATTGATTTTGGTTTTTTAGTTTCCGAAATTGGAATAAATAAATGAAGTAAACCATCTTTCATTTCTGCCTCTAATTCTTCAAGTTTAAATTTAGGGGATACTTTATAACCTAAGTTAAAAGATCGTTTAGCTAATCCTTTATAGATATAGCCGCTGTAATCAAAATCTTCTTCATTGGGTTTGTCATAGATAATTTTTAAAAGATCTCCATCAATTTCTAATTTGATGTCATTTTTAGTTAACCCAGTACAAGCTATGTCAAAATGAAGCCCGTCTTTGTCGTAATAGATATCTAGTGGGTGGGGTTGCTTATTTTCAAAC